AACAACATTACCAGATATTGTTTGTAAAGTACCTGAAAGAACAGTATTTCCTGATAGTGTTGTAATACCAGTAACAGTAACATTCCCAGAAAAATCACCAGTGTTTGCCGCCAACGACCAACGTTGGGAACTTGTACCCAACGTTGTTCCTAACGTATTAGAGGATGGATTAACACCACTACCACCAGAAGAAGTAATACCAGCTGTTGTTATATTAACATTAACAGAAGAGTTACCTAATGATATATTAGTTGAATTAGCAAATATCCCGTTAGATGTTGAATTTATTGTACCAGATATAAACCCAGTACTTGAATTCACTTGACCTGTGAAATTCGCACTATTACTACTATCAATCAATCCTGATACATTTATAGTATTTGCTGATATTACAAATCTACTGGTATTATTTCCTAACAATACTGTATTAGAAGTAAAACTAGCTGCATTTATCAAGCCAGTATGATATGCACCAGTTGTGTTTGCAATGAAATCAGTACCGACTGTTAACAGAGCACTGTTGACACTGGTTGATATATTAGCAAATCCAGTAATAGTTGTGTTCACGCTGTTGGTAACACCACTAACTGTAAGAGTATTATTTAATATGGTTGAACCTGATACGCTCAAATTGTTTGCTATATTAGCAGATCTTCCATTCAAATTCCACCTTAGTGTTGTGTTTCCTAATAAGCGACCATCAGTATCAGGAAGCCAATCTCCAGAAGCAGTTCCTGAATAAACTAAAATACCATCAACTTGAAGTCCTCCTGTTACTTTCAAATCTCCGTGTACATTACTAGATCCAAACGATTCAAATCCGTAATCAATTTTTAATTTGCTATTTGCTGTAGACATTCAACTATCCTAGTTAATCATGTTTGCTAAAATTTTTACCGTAGTGTTTGCGGATCTTTGTCTCAATGTCAAATCAATATTAGATACATTGATAGAAAGTAGAATATTATTAGCTAGTTCTAAAGAAGTGGTTGGAGATACTAATGATCCATAAACTGTCTGATTGATATCTATATCATCATGTGTAAATAATATTTTTGTAATCTGGTATTCTGAACCACGCTTGATGTGAATTAACAATTCTCCTGTGTGAGAATCTGCTTTAGGAAAACTTAAAGCAGTTATACTATGAGTTGTATTACTACCTAGATCTGTATTTGCAAAGGTCAGAAAAGTTGCAAAACTATTTATTGAAAGATTACCGCTCACTGCTAGATTATTGCTTGTCGTGTTTGCGGATAGCGTTACATTACCAGAAAAATTACCAGTGTTTGCTGATAATACAAATCTACTAGTACTATTTCCAAGTAGTATAGTATTAGAAGTTGGTACTAAAGCTGTTGTGTTAGCAAGAAGAGCAGAAGTTGAGAAACTATCAGCGTTCACAGTTCCAGTATGATATACACCAGTTGTGTTTGCAATGAAATCAGTACCGACTGTATGACTAGCTGCATTCACAAGACCAGTATGATATAGTCCAGTTGTATTCGCAATTAGGTTAGTACCAACAGTCAGTAATGCACTATTGACACTAGTTGATACATTAGCAAATCCAGTGATAGTTGTATTACCTGATCCTAGCGTAGTAATACCTGATACGGATCCACTAAAAGTAGCAGTGTTTGCTGATATTAAAAACTAGCTGCATTTATCAAGCCAGTATGATATGCACCAGTTGTGTTTGCAATGAAATCAGTACCGACTGTTAACAGAGCACTGTTGACACTGGTTGATATATTAGCAAATCCGGTTCCTACGATAGCAGAGCTATTAGCAATGAAATTAGAGCCGACTGTTAACAAAGCACTGTTGACACTGGTTGATATATTTGCAGATCCAACTACATCTAATGCAACACCTGGTGTAGCTGTTAATATACCCACCCGATTAGAAACCGAATCAATAACAAGAACGTTGGTATCAAACACCGTGTTACCAGATATTGTTTGTAAAGTACCTGAAAGAACAGTATTTCCTGATAGTGTTGTAATACCAGTGATTGTAGTATTACCCGTCACATTGAGAGTTCCACCTATAGTGGCATTTCCTTGGATATTTGCTGTGGATGATATATCCGCAGCTCCAGTCACCATCAAAGCTACTCCTGGAGCTGTATTATTAATACCAACTCTATTATTAGTAGCATCAATAAACAATGTTCCACTATCAAAATTTGTGTTACCATTGATTATTTGTACCCCCCCAGATAGGGTTGTATTTCCTGATACACCGAGGGTGCCGCCAACATTGGCATTTCCTTGGATATTTGCTGTGGATGATATATCCGCAGCTCCAGTCACCCTCAAAGCTACTCCTGGAGCCGTATTATTGATACCAACTCTGTTATTAGTAGTATCAGCAAACAAAGTTCCGTTAGATATATTTAAATTACCAAGTAGTTGAAACTCACCAGTCACTAATACATTAGTGATTGTAGTATTACCAACCACAGTGAGTGTGTTAGACAAAGAAGTACTACCAAGTACTATTAGAGAAAGGTCAGTGTTTATTGAACTAGTTGTTATTGTGGTATTAACAGTAGAATTACCAATAGATACATTACTCGTAATGAACAAAGTGTTTGCAACAGTAGTATTACCACCCCTCAGTCCCTCCGACACTGTACCATAAACTGTGATTGAGTTTGCAGTGAAGATACCTTCAATAGTAGCGTTTCCAGTTGTCAATCCTCCCTCACTATTTGCAGCAGCAGTCAAAATAGTGGTGGAGTATGCATCTAATAATTCATTAGTTTTATCAACCCACGTCTGAAACGTATCTGTTACTGGGTTTACATTACTTGTAGAGAAGGCCATTGTTAAATCTCTTTATTATTTTGATTGATGAGAATCATAAGCATACTTTTTATATCGCTCATTTCATTTTTTAAGTTTCTAACCTCATTCTCAACATCCATTACTTTTTTTTGAGAACGTCTTGTTTGCAAATATTGTTTATAGCCATTAACATCATTATTTAGTAGAGCGTGATTAGAATCATCTCTCACAAACTGGTCTTTATCTGTTTTTATCAATGTCATTTTTATCACACAGAAACAGCCAATGCTCTTATATCTTTGAGCAGAGGAACATTTCTCTTTGAAGATGACGTCAGTACTACCTTAATAGCAAACGTCTTGTAAGTAGAATTCAAAGATGTATCTGGATTAAAATAATTTACTATATTCTCATCTCTATTATATTTAAAAGCAGCACCAGGCTGTGTTACTTTCTCAAGAGTGCCTGAACCAGAAAATGAGGTGGATGTCTTTAACGCTAGTGATGTGTTGTTAGCAATAGTGTCTACAACTGAAATATCATAGTCGGAAAGAGTATTAGACTCTACTATTTTTACAATATCCCCCGCTGTAAGTGAAGAAGTGAATGTAGTACCTACACCAGAAATTGTAGTGTTACTGTTTGAAGTAATAATACCACTAATTCTTGTCGAAGGTGGTGTTTGCTCAAAAGTATATTCGAGCTCTATGAAGCTCTTTTCATTGAGAGAATCACTATAAGTACCAGCAGGAGATATTTGTTTTAGTAATGTCCAATCTCTTTCATCAAACTTAGTATCATCATCAGATGATAATATTTTGGCATAAACGTAAATTTCAGAGGTTGAAGGTTTATATGCTGTAATATAAACCTTGATATCCTCAGCATCTAGACCATCAGTTAAAACAACATTTTTAGAAATATATCTAACTTGAGAATTACCATATCTTGTTGTTTCATTAGCATTGCTATTGTTGATAACATTTTCTAAGAGAACGATACTAGCAGGTACAGTGTCTATTACTGGCGACATAGTATTAAATGTATTTGCTCTAGTAATATCAGCAAAAACCTTAATAGATTTTTCACCAGTAAGAATTTCATTACTTCTTGATTTAATTTGAGCATCATATCTGATTTGATTAGATACTCCTTCTTGAACTACACTATTAGCTGCAGTACTACCTGTATTTGCTAGTATTTTTTGAACTATAGTTGTAGATGTTGAGGGAGGAGTAATATATCTTAGATAAGATTCAGTGAAATTTACACTCCTATTATCAACTGATGAAATAGTTGCTGTAGCCTGCGAGTCTTCACCAACTAACAGTTTAGTAGCTTCAAATCTGAAGGTTGAATTGGAAGCAGTGGAGTCTTTGAGTACAATAGTGTCGTCATCATTGATTTTTTCTACAACAGCTCTTACTACTCTTTGAACTGATCCATGATTTGTAGTTCCACCATCCATTATATGTTTAGGTATGTCCTTGAGTGTTATTGTTGTTGTATTAGCTGCATTCACTCTAGATACTTGAAATTTTTCACTAACACCAAAATGTGCATTAGCACTTACACTGGAACCTAGAGGGGCATCTAGTGTCAGTTGAGTATTGTTTGCAATAGATTCTATTTGACGTATTTGACTGTCAACAAGTAGATAATCTCCGGCCGCATATTCAGTAGTAAACAAAGTACCAGTACCAGTTAAAATAACAGCAGTAGTGTTAGACACAGTACCTGTTCTTGATACAGCTGTATTTGCAAATGTTAGTAAAACATATTGACCTACTGAAAGAGACCCTGTCTGCGAAGTCGAGGTATTCACAATAGCACTAGATGTGTTACAGGTGAAGGTTCCAGATAAGTATGTATTAGCTTTTTGAGCTACTTCTTCAGATTCAATAAATGATCCTTGTGTGTTAGATAAAGTTAAAAATTCTGTAGGATTATTCTCTAGTACAACTGTACCTGATGTCTTGTTAAAGTTTGCAATAAATATTTTAAACTTTAAGTCTTCACTCTGATATGGAGTCCACGTAGTATCATTTTGTGATAGAAACATAGATCCAGAAATCAGATTGATTGCAGACACTAAGCTGCTGTTGGCCACATCCGGTACACCAATCTCACCAACCCACATCTTAAATTCTGGACTAGACCTATCAGGAATCGCTACAATAGCATACTCCCTACCAGCTTTCAAATAAACAGGAGTATCAAACGTAACAACTGTTGGTTCTGAAGCATTGTTGCTTATAGCAATAGATGAATTGTTTCTAAAGAATAAATGTGATTTAGTTACAAAAACACCATCTGCACCAGAGGTTGGATTAACGAGAAACGTCTGTGCTATAGGATCCTTATTGTGTACAATCAGATTATCAGCGATGTAAGTGTGATTTCCATCTAGTCTAAAATTATAAATTAATTGATCTTGATTTTCTGACAAGTATTCTTGTATACTTGTTATTTCAAAACCAACGCCATCTTGAGTTTCTATAACATCACCAATTTTGTATTTACCAACTACCATGTTATATTTTGTAACAGTCATTTCTGGATCAAATGACTTCCATCCTTTTCCTCGAATATAGACAGGATGATCGCTTGTCATGAATGGCTTACCACCGTTGAATGCCATCAAAGAGGATCCGGTATCTCCAAGAGTTGGTCTTAAAAACTCTACAACTTTATTGTGCGCTCCATCTTGGCCAAGTAAGTAATCACCTATCAATACGTCCTCAATTTTTTTGTAAGTCCCATCTGCCATAGTGATTTGAGTACCGCGTACAAAACAACAGCATCTAGGTGCAGGAGTAGGCAATTGAGGAACAAGTCTAGTTGTAGTAGTCTTTTTGACATCTACTGTCGTATTGGATACAGCTTTAACTGGACCAGGTGACTTGGTTGTAATTGTCAGAGCCGATGTATCTTTGTAGAAATTGTAAGCATTATAAGAAGTTGAAGCTGCTGAAATAGATGAATCTAAATCATCGATATCTGGATTATCTGCAATAATAACAGATCTTTCACCTACGAAAAAAGTCTCCGCTGGAATATACATAGCAGCTATTAAGGTACCGTTTGAATCAGTTGTTATAGTACTACCGGTAGGTCCTGTAAACTTAGCTGTTGGTTCAAAAGCAAGTCCACGGGTATCCATTGTTTCAATATCTTCCACAGTAGCAGGTCTGAGATACTGAGCCATATTAACTTTATCGAAAAATACATAATGTTCAGAATCGGGTCTCAATCCTACAGCTACAACAGTTATCCACTGAGCTCTAATATACGGTTTCATACCAAAGTCAGTTAAAAACTCTCCAACAGGCTGTACATTAGTAATTGTGTCACCTGGCTGTAAGGAATTACTGACTGTAGTTGTTGTCTGTGTAACTGTTCTCTGATCGACCCCTGTTGAAGATCTAGTTGGAGGAACAGTATTTTGAAAGCCAGTATCAGTAGTTGTTATCTGTTTTGAGTCTTTCTTAAACTGAACATTATCGTTAATTGCTTGTGTCAGTTGATTTAAAGGAGTCGCTAAGTCTATTGTTACATTCACACTTCCCTTTTGAACATCGTAGTAATCATCGTATTTTGGAAATAACTTTGCTTGACCTTTAAAATTCCAATATAACTGAACAGGATTTCTTGTTTTATTAGCTATAGGCTGATTGATGAATTCTACCTCATCATAGTTCAAAAGAGCATACTCTCCTTTAAAAGTTACATTACTAGATAAACTAGTGTTAGCTATTAGTTCTACACGATTCTTCTCTATCTGCGGTCTTGCTGTAGATGTTTTGGTATCGATGTAAATTAGATACTCTGGATCACTTACATTTGATATATCATAAGAAGAGAATGAATCTGCAAAAAAACCATTCTTGAATCTAGATATTGCAGTATTTGCTTCACCAGGAAGGTTAATATCAGTGGCACTTTTCTCAAGAGTATTCAGTAGAGAGTAATACTCTATCCTGTTAATTCTATCTTCAATTTGTTTGATATCCTTCATAGTATAGCCTCTAGTTTGATCAGTTTTGACCAATGTGCTATATTCGAATCGTTTTGATAGTGTAGCCGCTTTGGGAGATAGCGTAGGATATGGTGGGACAACAATAGTACCTAGTTTCATTGTACTATCAGTTGCTTTTGGTGGTACAGGTGTTAGATCGGGTTTACCCTCAACTATAGACACGGTTCCATAAGCATCCATAACAACTGCATCTACTCTGCTTAAAAAGTGAGTTACATCAGCTTCAAAAGCTTCGTTGGGAGTAGGAAAATAAAGAGTTCCGGTCAGTGTTTCTGTTGAAGATGGGTCAACTGTTGCTCCTGCTACAGATGTTGCACTGGTGTTTGCAGTGTTAGCAACTATAGGTCTAAAATCTATACAATCTCTTAGATTAAAATATTTATTATTTCTTGGTGATAAAAAGTAAGGTATGCTTTCAGTTCTAATTTTATTACTAGGAACAGGTACAGTAGAATCATCTACTGGGTATGATTCAGTTGAAAGATAGTATCCTGATCCATGAGTGAAAATATCAACTCTGACAAGTAAGTTACTAGTTGCTGAAAGAGATACTGTACTTCCTGGTTTTCTCTTAATGAATGAAAGACCATACAAGTTATCAGTTTGTCCTGTAATTAATTCAAAACTACTTGCAAAATTTGTAGTTGTATTAGAGTATGTATTGCTTGATCCAACAAATACCCCTGTAATTCTAAAAGCATCCGGTATACCAATACACCATGGACCTACTGTTGTACTAGCTAGCTTGTCAGTGGATAATTTTACGTAAACGTCTTTTGTAACCGTTTTTGTTTTTGCAGAAGCACCGTCTACTTTTGAGTTATAGTAAACCGAACAGGTCGTAGAACTATTTAAAGTAGTACCAACAAATAAGAATGCTGTATTTCCATTACTGTCAATACTTACATTAGCACTACCTCTATCCAATCTAACGGGTACATTCTTAGGAAATGCATAAGAAAATGTATTAGAAGATACTGTCGGAACACTCGTACCATTCAAAGTCATCGATGTTGAACTTACCAAAGTACTGACTCTAAAAAAGTCATCATTTCCAGATAACTTAATGTAATCACCTACATCAAGTTCGGAAAGGAAGTTTGTTGATGTTCCAGTGACAACATTACCAGATGTACTAACTGTTCCAGTTAAGTTAACTGTTGAGAAAGAATTGGCTTGTGGAATTACAATAAAATCTCGCTCTTGAGTGTCATTTAGTGTACTTGATATTGTGTAAGGAAATTCTTCAGATCCAGTTACAGACAAAGTTCCTATTCCAGTTGTTTGAATTGTTACATTATCATTTCTTCTGTATATAAATTGTTCGTTAGTAAAAAAACTAACAGCATTTGCCCCTGAAGTAAAAATCAGAGAATCACTATCAGTTTCTTTTAATACCGCTTTACCTTCAGTTAGGACGACATCAGCTGTACCACCACCTGATATATTAACTGATCTTACTCCAGCAAACGTTTGTCCTGGTGTCATTTTTATTGCAAATAAATATAACCTGTACTTGCACGAAGGAGTTCCTACATCTCCTGATTCGTACAAAATAGATCTAAGTTTCGCTGTACCGATAACAGATCCCGGTGAAGTAGGAGATCCACCAAAATTATCAGTACAGTCTGTTGCTGCTGTGTTTCTGAGGTTTATAGTCGAGCCAGTAGAAAAATCAAAATTACCTAGAAGCTCATTTACAACTACATAATTACCATAGTTTGTACTTATAGTTTGATTATTGCTTGTAGATGTGTCAGTACCCTTTCTGAAAGGTACTCTCACTGTTCCAGATATTTCTGTTCTGAATCCATTAACATAACCAACCCCTGCACTAACTGACAAATTCAAATGTGTAGTGTTACCTGTTTTTTCTTCTGTGTAAATACTGAAAGGTTTCACAACATAATCACCACTCTCCTCTCTTGTTCTTTTTGCAAGTTCAGAAGATACAGAGTTGAATTCTGTAGCTGTTCTTCTTTTTGATATAACACCCTCATCAAACTCCAGAATAGAAAAGAACTCCAAATTACTCTGAGCTTCTGTACTCGGTATTGCAACGAATGTAGGAGTGAGTTTGAGTCTATGAGATCCAGGAGCAGTATAATTACTGTATCCTTGAGCGTTGTCAAGTAGTGTTGAATCAACACTATTATTAACAATACTTTCTGAAGTTACAAAACCAAGGGAGACATTACTTGGTTTATTATTATACTTGCTTATTATTGTAGTTTGTTCTTCAACCCTGACAAAATGACCTTTTTGATAGATGATGCCATCACCTATTGTAACTGCAGAGCCAGTACCTACGGGGGCTGTGAATGATGAGTTAGCAACTCTAACCTGAGCAATATAATTTAAACCTACAAGCGCTCCAGATGAGCCAGTAGCTGACGTTATGTTGATATTTGGAGCTGTCAAGTATCCTGAACCACCGGAATTAATAATCACATCCTTTATAGATCCATTAGAAAAAGTTACAATACTTGCATTAGCACCAGACCCACTACCACCTGTTATTACAACCGTATCAGTATTGTCATACAGTGTACCTGCAGCAGATATTGTGATACTTTGTAACGAGTAGTCTTTAGCAAAAATTGTTAGTACATCAGAATTAGCATATTTCTTTTTGCTACCAGTACCTGTATTAATGTACTTCAAAAACAATGTAGAAAGATCAGGGTTTTGTGATTCCAGACCCTGTACTTGATTAATTACTTCAGAGGTTAGATTAGCACTGTCTTTTACATATGTATTCGCATATCTAGAAACAAGCGTCGTTATACCATCAACTTGCAAGTCGAGTATTTTAACATATGTAAAATTAAAATCAAATGAGAGGTTACATCCCTTGAGAATAGTACCCTGTCTGTATATGTTATCACCAAATCTTTCCACTTGATTTTGAAGTATCGATTGAAGCTGAGTAAGTTCCCTAGCTTGAATAGGCACAGCTGGTCTGAAAAGTATTCTATGATAATTTTTTTGTTCGTCAAAATCATCGTAGTACGGTGAAACGTTGAAGTCTGTATCTAGTGCCATTTATTCCTCTATTAAAATTCTAAAACTAGTTTTAATGTTTCTGTTTGACTCGATACTTTAGTTACTGGACTAAAGTTTTCAATATATATGATGTCTCCGGAGTTTTTCACTAAATCAGGAGACACAGAACCAGATACCAAGAAGCTAGCGCCTGAATCAACTCCATTTATGAAAGCTTGAGATCCTCCAGCTTCACTCTGGTTGAATACTCCTTTTTTGTTTGACAATCTAACTACTGTTGCATTAGAAGAGTAAAAAAATCCAGACCCGTTTTCGTCACCAAGACCACCTTGAATGACATATTCATCCTCAATAAAACTAGTGGCACCCTGTAATGATCCAACTACTTTGAACGTTTGATCAAAATGTGTTGTGGGTTGAGTAGAGCTATCAACAGTAGCTGTGAATCCTGACGACACACCGTTCAAAAGACCATATGTTGAGTTACCAGAAACAAAAAAACCAAAAGCATTAGTTAATCTAACTGAAGATGAATTGGAGAATGTAACTATTCCAAAAACATTGGCAGTGTTAGTTGCATTTTGGTAAACTATCTCACCATCTGTAAAGGTTCCTGTCGAATTACTTATTGAGAGAGTGACATTGGAAAATAAAGGGTCCTTTAAAATACCAACCACTCTAAAATCATTCTCATCAACAATACTACCACCAGATATTGCACTGTCAAATGTAACGCTTATTCCTGCATAGTGAGCCCCAAGCTCTGCAGCTGCATTACTTCCATGTCCATTTTTTGGACTTATTATTACACTAGCAACAGCGGTGTTTGGAGAAACAAGAGTGTTAGAAGAAACGTTTATTATACCAGTGTTACCTGTTATAGAAACGTTTGCATAGGTGTAACCTTGTCCCCTCTCTACAATTTCAATCTTAAATATAGAGTTACTTACACTATTTACAATGGCGCGGGCTTGTGCCCCAGTACCATCACCTTCAATATTTACAATTGGTGTTATCTCATACCCTGAAGCAGTTGTAGGATTAACACTGAATGGCGAATCTAAAATAACTCTTCTCGTAGCTCCAGATACAGTGTAACCAGTTATTTTTCGTTGTTGACCACTACCTACACCACTCGTAACTTTTATTGCACTGTCGACGTAAAAGTTTGTATTTGAAGACGAACTGGATGGATCTAAAGAATAGATCAATGGATTACCAGATACTCTAACCTCTTGAAAAACTCCGTTAGTGTATGAACTGTACCCACTGCCACCCCCTGAAACCTGTATATTATCTATTGATCCAGGTACAGAGTTACCAACTACATTTGCATTAACAAAAACAGGAATATGAGAGCTAGTACTAAATTTATTAAACTGAGTTGTGTTAATGGAGTACATATACTTCCACTGATACCCATCAACAGTAGTAAAGTAAAAATCATCATCAGCGGATGTTTCTGATAGTCTTGGTCTGTATGTTGATGGTGCCCCAGAGTTGTTATCTAAGCACTTAAATACACTATATGATGATCCTTCATCAGAAAGAACATAGAAATTAGAATTATATAAATCTGTGTCAGTATGAGTGTATTTTGTATATACTGTGTTCGATATCCAGTTATATCTTGTTACCATCTGTGCAATATCAGAAGATGTTATACGTTTACCGTATAACATATTTTCATATGGATCGACAAAGGTAGTTGATACATTATCATACAAAGTAGGTGGAGAGTTGTCATTGTCAAAAGGAATTGGATTACCAACATAAAAATAATATATGTTGAAATCAGGTTCAGTGAATGACTCAATGAACTGGTCAACATTAAATAATTTGATATGATTTGTTATTAGTTTACTCATGTAATTATTTCAACACCAGAGGTTTTTATTGTTAAATCTACATTAGAAGTCTTTAAAACTTTTCCAAAAAGTTTTGTTCCTGCAACGTGCATAATTGTTTTCAATGCGTTCTCGTACTTTTCAAGTGGTATACCAGAAGATACTTGATATGAAAAGAATTGGTAAAATTCACCATCGTGAATATATTTATCACTGTTTAAAAATCCTCTATTACTTAAAAAATATCCTTCACCAACTCCCTGGTTTAATATTCTGGCATAACCAGTCGCAACAAATGCACTATTAGCTTTGGATAGTGTGATTTCTTCATCATCCTCATACATGAATCCTGAATCTATGACACTTAGAGCTGAGATACTACCGTTGACAATTCCAGCAAAAGAGTTAACTGTAGCATTGTTTCCCATCAAAGATGATCTCGATATTTGTGAGACTCGATTGACTGATGCTGTGGCTCCTGATATTGAACCTACAATAGAAACATTTGGTGTAAACGATTGATTGAAAGTTTTCCTCCTCACGCTTAAACTTGTTGAAGTAGCGTTTATTATTGAGCCTCTTGAAATTGATATTTGGGTGTTAGTGATTGAGTTATTCACAAACAAAAAATTGTTTGAAGTTATTGAAACAGCAACATTAGAAGCCTTGAAAATACTATTGGAAACAATAAGAGCACTGTTTGTTGTGAGAGTCATCAGTGTGTTGTTTGTTATAGAGTTAATTTTAAAAATAGAACTATTGCTCGAAAATTTTATGAAATTTCCATTAGCTAGTTCAGAAGAAAACAGGGTACCTACTCCAGTAACTTGATTATTAGTGGTGTTAGATGAAACTGTTCCTGATAACACTGAAGATATAGTAGAATTTACGAAACTATTTGCAAATGTTGAGTTAGATATGTTTGAGACATTTATTACGGATATTGTGGAATTTGAGGACGCTACAGATCCATATCCATTAGCAGTACTATTAATAGTCTGTGTCAAAGTTTCTCCAAGACTCAAAGATCCTGTAGTTCCTGAGGTCTGCAAAGTAAAAGAAGGAGTGGAAAAGTCCTGTGTTATTTCCTCCCCAACCAAAAATGTTCCAACAGTATTGCTTATTGATATATTCAGATTTCTTCGATTGAAATTGGAAATAATTTCATCGTTGAGTGTTACGAATGGATTAATATTATAATCAGATCCCGGATTAATACTTGCAAGAGAGGCTATTGTTCCTATTTCAAAAAAAGATTTATTTAGAGCACTATTGATAGTACTCTCCAAATTTGCTTGTTGATTTAGAGGAAAACCATATTTACCTGAATCTAGAGGTGTGGTTAAGTATGGCCCGCTTGTTAATGCCATACTATTAGATGTAACATTTATAGCATTTGTTCTAAGATTCAAAATTGTGTTATTGCTGATAGTATTGACTTGGAATACTGTAGTATTGCTTCCAAATCTTATGTAAGCACCCTCATAAAGATCGGTGGTAAACAAAGTCGATACTCCTGTGACAAGAGAATTTGTGTTGTTACTTGTTACTGTACCGTTGATAGTAAGTGTTGCTATAGAATTATTGGATTTCAACAAATCAGTATTAAGAAAAACAGTTTCTTCATCTGTCAAACTTCCTATAGTAAATGTAGCTCCTGTACCAGTTCCAACAATACTAACATTGGCATGTACATTAGATGTCAACCCGTATATGTAATTGTACTGATTTGCAGTGAATTGATTTACTACATTTATTAATCCAACACTATCATTATTAGATCTAAGAACAATTCCCGATGCAGTAACATTAGTTAAACTAGATACAAGTGCCTGAGAACCAGCTATTCTATCAGCGGAGTTCCAGTTGCCTGAATTGACTATTACCATAAAGCTTCCGTTTGGCTGAAACATAGAGTTTGACGTTACGTCTGGCCCAAAGGTTGTCAGTGTGAGAATAGTGTTACTTATTATGTTACTAACTTGAAATACGGAATTATTACTTTGGAATTTTATAAAGCTGTTATTTGATAGCTGTATTGAAAATAAAGTGTTTGTTCCATTAACAGTATTAGAGGTACTGTTAGCTGTTGCGGTACCAGAAATAGTTCCTTGAGATTTACCAACAATTCTTCCTGTAGCCACATTTTGTGTTGAGTTAGCTGCCGTAATTGAATCACCAATACTAAAATTAGTATTGGATGAAATGAATTCTACATTAGCTAGAGGTTGATAAAGAGTTTCACCAGATGAAAAGTTTTTAATGTAAACATTTGAAAAGGTTTTGTTAGTGAACCGTAGCATTTTTTCAGATACCGTCACATTAGCAGCTAATCTGTATCCCGTACCACCATCCAATAAAGTAAAAGTTATTTTACCTGTTGAGGATTCAACGGAGTCTATTCTCGCCTTACCCTGCTTACCTCTTGATGATGATATTATATCAACTACATCTCCAACTGAGAAATCTCTTCCAGGAGCCTTGAATATTAGAAATAAACAGTATATCTACAGCTTTTCCAGATACTACTTTAGTACCTACACCTTCGACAATAGCCGTTGCTCCTGAGGAAGAACCTGTTATAGATTTCCCAATAAAAGATTTATTTTTTATTGTTTGAGAAATTTCTAGGTAAACTGGAACATACCACTCACCATCAGATGATTTTATAATATCTTTGTTGGGAACATATATTTCTACTTCATTAGCATCAAATGTTCTTTTCAAAAATAAACTAACTCCTCTCTCAGTTCCCTTAGTCTTGTAAAAGTCTCCAAAATGTTTTATATTAAATCTATCAGAGACTCCGTTTACAGGCATCCCAGTTAGGTATTTGAGTTTATAATGATATAAGAAAGATTCTAGAGTTTTATCTATATCTCTATGCTCAAGTAAGTTTCTAGAAAAATAAATTGAATTGTTAGTTTGTTGAGTCCAAGTGTAATACTCTTTAACAAACTCAATAAACGTGTTTCCATATTCCTTGTAAAAATTGGGAAAATGATTTTCTATCAGTAAAGAAATATTGTCTTCTACCTGTTTCATATCTCTGTCGCTGTAACGTTAATTATCAGATCTTCAGGTTGTATTTTCAATATGTTTCTCTGTGAAGAAAAATAATCTTGACTGGTTGGTTTTATATAAATCTTTATTCCAGGACCTGTAAAACTATCGACTAATAATTTTGTTATTATTATCTCTCCAGTGGAATAGTTTATTGTACCTATTTTAGATACTTCTACTATTTCCGTATTGGTTATTTTTACTACACGAATATTTCCTTTACCATCATCCTCTAGTTGGCAGTTCAATCCATTTTGTACAAATGAACTTGAAAATAATCCTCTATCTACTATTAAAGGATGAGATGAGGTAGTTGGAGTAGTCTCTAAAATAGGTGTATTAAAATTGAATTTGAAATCTGTACTTGTGTTTGTTTTTAAACTGAGTAACACAAAGGGATTAACGGTAGTGTCATTGTTAATAATGGACAAATCAGCGTTGTCTATAGCAGAAGTAAAATTACTAAACCTAAACTTGGATTTGAAGTCGTTAAGGTATATATCATTAAAGATGATGATAGTGTTTTTCACCTTGGTAGATATTTGCTCTGTTGTTTGGGATGTTATATTTTTATTGAAGAACACATTAGACAATACTCTCAAAAACACGAAATCAGGAGAAGTAATCTCTGTTGTTATTCCAAGAGGTACTTTATCTTTTAGAAAATTATTGTATAGAGTTTTTTTAATATCCGGAACCCCGTCGGAGTCTTCAATATCAACAGCAATATAAACTTTTCCGTATTGAGGAGGGTTCTCTCTATCACCACCGTATGCAGATACAGCTCTTATTTCTGTAAACTCTCTAGATAAAAGAATTTCATAATCGTTTTCTGTTACTGCTCTTTCTTGTGTCTGTAGACTTCTAGGAGCATTAAACTTTATGGATTCAATAGTTTCAGACACAGAACCACTTATAGCAGATTTGTTAACAGTGATCGATACATTAGAATGTCCATCTATACTAGAATTGTTAACAAATGTGTCACACCCATTAGGTAGTTCACCGTTACAAACTCTATATGATATTTCTATTAATGATCCATTAAGAGGGGTTCTACCAGAAATATTATCACCAAAAACTATTTCATATTGTTCATTTTCAGCAGGTTGAATGAAAAAACTGTTTGTATTAGATGATAGTCCAAAAAGTGAAAATGCTTGAGTAAAATTATAAACATCTGTTTCACTGTTTTCATAAACAACTACTTCTAAACTCGTCGTATCTATGTTTTGATTGTTAAGTAAAAATCTTTGGTTGGTTATAGAATCATTTTTAATAAAACTTTCTGTAACATAAGAACCTTCATATAGTGTGATATTTGTAGCAGAAAAAATATTATTACTACTCGCAGTAAGAGCTATAGCATCTCTTGTTACAAAATTAAATGTGTTCGAACCAATTCGAGATGTAAATGAAGTTTTAGATGGAATAAGTACCGATGACACACTCGTAGATGGTGTGATTGATATATTAACATTAGCCTGAGCAGACCTAAATGATCTCGGTAGATAATTAAGTTCTTTTGCATGAGACACTATACTATCTCTAAGCTGTGCTGAATCTAAAAACATTTCACTAGCAACCATATTCAGATAAAAACTATTCAAATATGTATTATAAGATAATACATCTAAGAACACGCTCATATTCGAACCATCAAAATCGTAGTCCTGAAACTTAGCTTGGCTAGATAGGTGAGATTTCAGCGAGGATTTGATTCCTTGAAAATCTAATTCAATTAAATTAATAGATGAGTTTGCCATTTTACCTTATTCTTGATAGAAGAAAACTAATGGATAGTTCTTCAGGATTATTTATAGTAGTAAAAAATAATTGTATATCAATAGAGTGATTGTCTTGTGATTCGGAAACTTTAACCTTGATGGTTCTCACCCTTGGTTCAAAATTTTCAACAGCAGTTCTGATTTCTGTTGCAATTGCATCGGATGTGAATCTAGAAAAGTTTTCAAACAGTAACCCAGATAAGTTACAACCAAAGTCTGGTTGAAATACTCTTTCACCTTTTCTAGTAAGAATAATATTTTTTAAAGAGTTGATAACTGACTCTTCATTGGTTAGACGAGCAATGTCCTTTGTTCCAAAATTTTTACTTAAATTATTATAAAAATCACTATACCTCTCTGATCTCAGCGGAGTAACAGTAAACTTATCAGCATATGTTGTTGCCATTTATCCCCCAGCAAAAACGTTAGGAGATCCACCTGCTACTGAGGTACACCCCGTTATAGCGTCACCCACCCGACCACATCCCTTACTATTAATGAACACTGATGATGATCCAACCGTGATTGGAGCGGCGTGAGGTGGGCAAGGAGAGCCAGGTAATAGATGAGTAGTATTGTTATCTCCTTGACGACTAACGGCGATACCGTTACAAAACACATTTCCTGAACCCTGAGCTCTAACGGGTCCGCTACAGTGAGTTATATCTGGATCACCAATTCTGGTTACTGCTGGCATTATTTCTTTTCTCTTTTCAAAAGCTCTTTTAATTTATCATTCCAACTATCAATTTCTTTATGTTGGTCTTCTGTATGCGGTCCTTCAGGTATAGAAGGTGAAAACTCTATAACATTATCAAAAATAACCGGTATAGAGTTGTTATCTTTCGTTGTTATATCGAATCTATCATCTACTGACTTGATGACAACCTGACCTTCCCCATCAATCTCAACATATGTTCCGGTTTTATGCATTATATGGATACGTTCTTTTGAAACAGTATCGTCTATCTCTATCAAATGACCAGATTCAGTTCTCAGCACTTTGTTATAAGGATATTTAGCATTGAAAGCAGGAGAAGGTTCACCTGGAAAAGGAGAAGCTGAGCTAACTTTCTTTGATTCTTTAATTTGAGATGCTGAATTTATACCTGTAGCTGATTTAGGGAGTTCATTATCTTCTTGTGAACCAGTGAGTCCGGCTAAAGTACCAAGAATTACAGGGATCTGACTTTCCCTACCATCTGCAAAAAAACCAAATACAGTGGTACCTACCATCATGCCCGTAGGACTGATGCCCACACCGTCACTGTTAATTCCTAAGATACCTGCACTTATTACTGAGTTTATAACCGTTGCCCAAGGTAGATGATCTGTAGGTACGTTAACTAAATCTGGCGAACCGCTAGAAGTGAATGGATGAACATTATAGATTCTCACACGAACCCGTCCTATTTTCTTAGGATCTTCTCTATCCTCCACAACCCCAAAAAACCACCTGAACCCCTCTTCACCTATTGCATATGTTGTCATGTCTCAAATACTCCTCTTCCAATTCTCATCAGTTCTAGATGAGTATCATATTTTGCTGTATCAGCGTTAGTAATACTGTGTTTACAAGCTGTTACAAGATATAAACCACTATCCATATCATTAAGCTCTTTGTTAGTCTGTAAAGCATTAGTCCTTGGTACATTTAGGTTTATCACAGACCCTGCCCCAAGTAAGACATTGCCAGGTATATCAATGTACGTTCTTTTTTGTGTAAATAAACTAGCAAAACATATTCTTTCAGCAACATTATCAAATATAAAATTAGATGTGGAATTATTAGTGTCTCTATACTTGGAAAATGGTATTAATAATGGTTTTGAGTTATTAGAAGAATATTGTTGAAATACGCTTTGTGATACAAGTGGATTCTGATTTGAAGTAGTATCAATAAAAATACTAGATCCTGGTTGATTTAAAAAAAGTCTGGATTGATATTTTTTTGTTGTCAGGTCATATTGAGAAACGTTGTTTTTTAGTCCTCCGTTTTTAAATGTAGCAATCAAATCGAAATTGGATGATACTGTGTAATTTGAAAAAATATGGTGCAAATCACTATCTGTGCGCAATGGACCTTTAATACTATTTGATACAGCTTCAAATTGAAAAAATTCTTGTATCTTCTTTTTGGATTCTTTATCAACAATACCCTCAACGGTTGCAAAGTTGAAACCATTGCTATTTTCAAAAAATAAAAAGGATGATGACTTATATTTTTCGGATACTGTTCTCTGCTTTATGAAGTCCAATGCCTTAAAAGGGGATAGATAAGGGATAACAATAGTAGGACTACTTTTTGATTCCTCAATAAACATTTTTTTATTTGACTTCAAAAATATTTTTACAATATCATTAATAATCTCCTTCGTTGATATACTATAACTTTTAGAAATAGATGTACTACAGTCTACTAAGAATTCTTCACTTACTAGTCTCATTGCTACTTGCTTAGCACGTAAATTTGGTAATAATATACTTGTAACCAACTCTGCTATTTTAAATTTATATTTACTTGTATCTTCAGTACCATATCCTTGGAACTCAATTTCAAAATCTTCATTGCCTGAAATGTTATATTTTTCTATAAAACTTGCACCATCAAGAATAATTAATTCTGCTGTTAAAAATGGACTGAACATATTTTGATATATGTCTAGTGATCCAAAAAATTCAAGAAAATTATTATCTTGGTTTATGACTTGATTGTTCTGTGTTTTAATAGAAATACTTTTTATAATACACTGAGAGGGTTGTATATTCATGATGATAATAGTTTTTTAAACTCTCTTTCAATAGCAGACACATATACTGCATCTATCAACCTAATATTTTTCTTTTCCTCGTTAATCTCATTTTCATAATCAAAAAAACTCACCGGTTCAAAATAAGACTGTATATCAGAAGAGATACTTGTTGATATTGTGTTGATAGATGATACTGTTGCATTAGCTGAGCTATTTCCACCTTTTAAGTTGTTAGACGTTGATATTGTACCGAGAATATTTGAAACAATACACACTGAAGAATTTGCAAAAACAACACTTGCAGATCCTACAGTAGTAACACCACTAGTTTGAAAAACATACTCGTTGTTAGAAAATGAGGTGTTTCCTACAAGGGAGATAGATAGTCGTTGAATTTTATTTGTCTGGAATATAATATCTTCTCTTTTTCTCTCGTATCTTAATATACTATTATTTTGTCCAGTTTTAGGAGCCCAGAACCTTTTTTGATTTGATGAAAGTGCACTATACACAGCTGGACTTATCATTGAGTCATCAGAAAGATAATTTGATCTAAAAAACTTAATGTCCCTTTTAGCAGAAGTTAATGACCCGTATTTTGATGCGACAAATCTATTAAGAGAGTGAGTATCCATAAACCAATCATAATATGGATCAACAATATTGTTACTGTAATAAACAATCCAATCATATCCAGGGTCACCATAATAATAATTAGCTATTGTGTCGGCTCTGTCTCCCTCCTCTAATGTGTAGGGATGAAAAATTTCATAATTTTGTTGAATGGTTTTTTGGAAGGCTATTTTAGCTAATAAATTAACAGAAACTGTATTAGATACAGTGTTACCATATCTTACAAGAGGGTAGTGTTTGAAATAGTTATCCATTGATTATTATTTAAAAAATTCTGGACGAGGATCAAAAAAGAATTCCTCATCATTGAGATAATCGTTTGCAAGCCACACTTCAATTTCCTGAAATGTCAAAGATAATGAAACTGATGATGGATATTTTTGGTTTTCAGTAGAGCCTACCTCAGCTGTAACATCATAAATGAATGATGGACCATTGGGTGCATAACCTACATTCATATTAGTAAGTACACATCTCTTGAACACTCTTGCAATATAAGGGTGTATTTTTATTTCAAAAATGGACGGAACCTTCAAAATAGAAGTATTCTGTTCCATCCTTTCAGGTAACATCTCTTTTCTAAAAAATCCAATTATGCTCTTTATTTTTTTTGCTTCAGAAAGCGATTCAGGATATAATACCCAGTCAAACGTGAATGCAGGCTTGAAAGATGTTCCTTGAAAAGTCATTATAGGAAATGGATTGGAAGTTAGTTGTGCTACACTTTTTGCGGCCGCAGCAACTGGTCCGCCTACAGCTGATAATATATTAACTCCAGCACCTAAAGCTAAATTGGATGCATCTATGTTTTTCATAACATCCATACTCTTGCTTACAATGTCATTATACCCTTCCTTACTAGCAATATACGACACGGTACCGCCAATCCCTTTTTCATTTGCCATGGTTGATAATGTGTTTTTTGCTAAATTAGCAGCGTAGAATAAGTTATCAGCATTGTAGGATGCAGAGGCACTGTCTGTAAGATTGGCTGGAAGAGGTAATACTATTGGTTTATAAAATTTAAAAGTTCTTCGTGATTCTTCTGGTCTTTCATTAACATACTTGAATGTGTTAAAAGATATATAAAAGTCATCAGGAAGATCATCAGGAAATTTTAAAACACTATTGTCTACTTTTCTCTTGTCATCTATTGTAGAAGATGGAAGATTTGGATTGGAAGCTCCCCTCAAAGGGCTATCTGACACAGCTGTACCTGTTCCACCAGCTG